GATGAATATGATTCTAGTTTAGACCCTGTTTAAAACTATTGTTTGCTTACTCTTGCGCCCCGTAACCGTTTGCTTGATATTGAAAATTACGATCTACCCCGCTACCGCTTGAATTATAAAAATTAATTGTAAAACTAGAACGTGTTTCACTACTAATCGCATAACGATCACCGCTTTGCATATCGTTGGCTGTAATCGCTAGTTTTGGTGTTTGATAAAATGCCTTGCTATATGTAACGACTTGCGCCCCCGTTCCTGATTGTGAACTTCCGCTTTCTGTTCTTGAATCAAATAATAATGTATATCCAACCTCATCAATAATTGGAGTCTGGTCAACACTCGCAGATGATAATTCACATTTAAATTGAAAAACTCGACCCGTATATCTTCCTGTTTCCATCTTTACCCAATCACCAAAAGTAGTGTTTAATTCTTGTTCGATCTTGTCGCCATCTTCTAATAATAAAAAATCCTCGTCTTCTGTATCAAAATCACCAACAGCCGGGGCACCGTCACTAATCCTAAAATATAATTCAGCGTTTGTTTCGTCTGCTAAATCCCCATCGAAATCACTCCATGTATCAATAAAAGCCGTTTTATCATCAATTGTATTATTAGGATACAACCCCCTAGTTGTTAACAACCTTTTGAAAACAACGCTAAATTTACCGCCTAAATCAACATAATTATTAAAGTAATATGTTCCGCTAGTTTGTAATTCTCCTAGAAAATCCATTGATCCCCATGTATCCATATCTTCTGATCGTTCATCAATAAAATCAGTTCCATCTAAAACCAAAGCATCATATTCATCGGAATAAAAAACATTATCTCTTTGACCTTGGAATGGTGGACTGTCTTGGTCTTCTCTTCTTGTTGATTGTGTTAAACGTGGGATTGCATCAAGAATATTAATTACTGCACTAACAGCCGTTGAACTTTTGCCCCCGTTTTTATCTTTAAATTTAATTAGATATTCACCATTCATTAAAGGTAAAACAGCGAAATTAGTATTAGCTTCTACTTCTCTTAATAGCGTTGAGTCTTGCCATGTTCCTGTACCATCAGTTTTTGATGAATGTCTAATTATTGCCGTTAAATCTGAAACATTACCGCCCCATGATTTAGGAACGCCCCAAATTAAATTAGCCTCATCATTTGCAGTAGGTGAGATATTAACGTTTTCAGCATTAGGAGGTAATGGCACCGCGAAAAGTGCTGTTGTAATCGATCCACCTGTTGCGGTTGCTGCTGGTACTGTGATGCTTTGCTGTGTATATCTTGAACGCCGATTATTTAAAGGCCATTTTGAAGCAACGGCAAAACGTAACGTTGTACCCGGTTTTAAATTATCAATATCATATGAACTTGCGTCAGTTTCTTTATATACCCATTCATTAGGATTAGCGCCGCCCTTAATCGCAACAAAAAATGATGCACTTTGCCCGGACAGTCCCCGGTCCCAACTCCAAGTAATTCTATTAACTGTATTGTTATTAATTCTTACTTGTGAAAATGCCCAACTTAAATTAGTAGGCGGGGCCGGATAGCCATTAAATAAAGAAACGTTTTCTTCTTCTATAGGCGTATTATTATCTGCTGTTTGATAAACAGAATCATTAAATTCTGAGGCGGTAATGGTATAAGTTCCGTCGCCTTGTTCATCAACAGAAAGACACCTAAATTTTTGATTAACTACGTTTGTTGTTGTATAAGACCAAACCGAATCAGCTTGCGGCGCTGCGCTAAATGCTTCTGTCGTTGCAACATTTCCAGAACCAGAACTCACCGTTTTTGTTTCAACATCGCCGTCAGGCATTACACAAGTTAAATCCCCGGAGGTTGGCGCTACTTGATCTAACGTAATTGCAGTTGTTGTGGCGCTTACAACTCGCCCGGACAATCTTGAACCTTGTCTTACTTGATCAGCAATAGCAAAAACCTGACCCGGAAAAACTGCAACACCTTCAAGACCAACTGAAAAGGTGACAACCTCTTGATCTATTTCTTCCGCCGTCATCATCCAACGGCCTAATCGTTGCGCTTGCCATTTTGAAGCACATCCAAACGCTGTGATCTCTTTTAATTGATACCCGTATTTATTAATTAACGCTTGATCTTCTATTAAAGTAAAATTAGGTTTATAAAAATTATCAGGGTCGTTATATGTAACCTTGATACATGTACTTCTAGTTTTTAACGATGTACCGGAATAATTAAATAAACCGCCTATTACACTAGAATTACTATAAAGATGAACGGGTGAAATATCAGTGCCGTCTAAATTCCCATGATCAGCGGTTAATTGAATTGTATTAGATGACCAGTAAGCCATGCCCCTAAAAACAGAGGCAAGATTTTTAATCAAATTGTGAGCCGAAGTTTTATTACCAATTACCGTATTAATTGCAAAACGTGGTTCGTCTCCATCGGGGGTACTAACTAATTGATTTGCATATTGACAAAGGGGATATAAATCAACCCAATTCAAGTTAGAAGCTTCTATAAAATGACCAGCGCCCCAAACTTTATTAGTGCAAAGCGCGTAAAATACGCTAACAGGGCAAGTAGTCCACCTATCAATTAATTCGCCGTTAAAACTTGCATTAGTTGGAAAATCTAAACTTCCGTCGTCACGAACTACCGCATTATGTGGGGTTGGGACAAGTAAACCTTTTACCAAATAAGCCCTATTAGGAATATTAGGGAATGTTTTGCTAGGGAACCCGATTCCGACATGAGCCGTATATCGATAATTGATATGTTGTACAACTCTTTCTGTGATGCTTGTTAAAAAAATACGGTTTGCACGATCAGCGGCTAAAGGTTCTTTTTTTAAATTTTCATCTTCAAAATCAAAATATGTGACTTCAAAATCATCTTCACCATTTACCTTTTTAACAACTTTGACATCAAAAGGGCCTTCGCCTGCATTCCAAAGAGAAATCCAAGGGGTTTGAATTTGGTATTCACTTGTACTAATACCCTTTATGTTACGATTAAACCGCTCTTTCCATGATCCACCCTTTGCTCTTGTATAAATAAAAATTCGAATAGTTGCATTAAATAATTGACCTTTTGCTAATCCTTCTTTTGCTCTTGAATATAACGCGGGAATAGTAAAAATAAATTGAACTTGATCTAACTGCTTATCTGTTAATGATCTGACAATCTCCCCGCCTCCATAACTTCGACTAATTACCGAATCATTATTATCTAAAGTTTCACTATAATTAGCCCCGATTTCTTGACCGACAGAAATGATATTAGTGCTATCTAAAGCATGAGTTCCACCAACAAAACCCCCTATTGTTTCTTGAGTTTTTCCCCCCGGTCTAAAATGTAAATCAATATCTACAGCACTTGATTCCCCGTCTGGAGCATCAACGACCTCGCTGAAATTATTTATAGTCACCCCATCCTCATCTACTTGTTCAACTGGAGTTTCGTTTAAATAAACGCCTTGTTTCCATCCTTTCAATTCTTTTATTGGCCCTTCACAAAGGACATCAACTAAACGAACAATAGAGCTTGATTTTAATGCCATTTGTTTTAATTAATCTCCAAGAAAGTTGTAACCCATGTAATCAATTCTTAAAGTATTAACATTAGCATCACCGCCAAAATCTATTAATTTAGCATAAACAAAATAGTCGTCTTTATGTTCTATTTTTGCATAACTAAATTCTGTAGCCCATCTGTAATGTTGAGTTTTTAAAAGCATCCCTTGAACTGTGAATTGTGTATTGCCAACAACAGTTAATTCTGTTTTTTCTTTAATAATAATTTGAAAAGTAATAAATCCATCAATATGTGTTGTAAGTGTTCCAATCCCTCCAACGCGATCAGCTAAACCATTATCTAGTAAAAAAGCCATTTGAAAACGCGACGTATCATAATGATCATCAGTAGGGCCCTCGCCAATAATTTCACCAATCCATTTGAGACCTTGGCTGTCATATTCACTATCTGTTTTACTTAAAGGGATGGAAGTAGAACCGGCATCAGATGTTTGACCTGATTTTCTTAAATACATCTTATAATTATCATTATAATTAGGATCAATTGTCTGCTTTGTGGCATGAATTGGATCAGTCCAAGTTTTTAATTTAACCCCAATACCTGATTTATTAGATTCTTCAAATGTATCTTTAGGTTGTTCACCATTTACCCTCATTGTTCCAACGTTCGGTTCACGGATCCAAGTACTTAATGGGTCGCTATCGTCTGTTACCTCAACATGAGCTGCAACGGTATGACTACCAATTAAACATTCTCCAAATACTAAAGGGATTGTTGCACCTGCCCCGACGGTATTCACTGGGCCTCTGTATGCGTAAGATTGCGAACCGTCTAAACCTCTTAAAGATGAACCGGGGCCAGTATCCCCCGATTGACTCGAACTACCAATTATGTTCATTGGCCCTTCGGGTTGAGGCGATAACATTTGTGAAATACCGCCTAGAGCTAAAGCAATACCAATATTCCCAGCCATCGCTGACAAAGCCAAAGTAGTCGTCATTTGTACGCCGGCAGCCGCGCCAAAGCCTGCCCCCGTAAAAGCTAGAGAACTTCCACCCGTCCAAATAGCTAAACCTATCAACGCCGCACCTGCTAAAAATTTACCGAATCCGCTACTACTACCAGTAATAACAGGCGCAATTATTAAATCTTTACTACCGAAAGGTAGCAACATATCTTCTAGTTCAAATTCTGTTTCCGATTGAATAACTTTATAGCCAACGCCTTTTTCACCTGATTCAATTAATTCTTTTGCAAATGCCGGATAATTTAACGATAGTAATTTAATTGCATCGACCGGAGTTCTTAAATTGTGATACTCATGCACCGGGCCAAATTTTTCCCCTAATTCATCTAGGAGTAAGACCCTTTGCTTCATATCTAAATACGGCCTCTGTTCTCTTTACATAGTAAAGGCGGTATGGCTCAATGCTAGATAATGAGCGTTCGCATTGATGCAAAATCCTTTCGTTCGATAAAAGTATCGCG